GGGCTCTGCCTGGTCTGCCAGGTTCAGAACTTCGCCCCGATCACTGCGTGTAATCGCTAGCGCTCCGGCGCCCTTCCACTGGCGGGGGTGTCGATGGCTCGGTGCTGCAGGGGATGCCTTCGAGAGCTGGCCCCAGGGATGCGCGAGCGCAACAAGCGCGTGTGGTGCGCCGACGCCTGCCGCGTCTGGGCATCTCGCCACCCCGGCGAGGTGCGACGGCTCACCGGCCGAGCGCGGCCGGCTTCCGCGCCCCAGGCCGAGCAGGTCTGCGCGCTGCCGGAGTGCGGCGCCGCCTTCCAGCCCCGGAAGCGCTCGCAACGATGTTGCTCCGAGCAACACGGCAAGCGGCTCTACAACCGCGAGTCCCGGGCCGACGGGCGGCAGAAGCCCGAGCCGTGGACCGACCGACGCAAGGACCGGTGGCATCGGCGGCGCGCGCTGAAGGCGGCCGCGGCGACCGGCGAGCCGGTCCTGATGGCTGAGATTGCCGAACGCGACGGCTGGCGGTGCAGCTTGTGCCGGCAGCCGGTAGACCCGGCCGTCCAGTGGCCGGACCGGCTGAGTCCGAGCCTGGATCACCGGGTGCCGATCTCGAAGGGCGGCGCCCACGACCCGTCGAACGTCTTCCTCGCCCATCTCGGCTGCAACAGCTCGAAGGGCAACCGGGAGGCGGCCGTCGGGCTTGTCTCGACCGGTTGAGCGCAACGCTCGGCCGCAGCAGCGCCGCAACGGCGTGACCCAAGGAGACCTCCATGGCGAAAGGTGGCGCACGATCCCGTTCCGGTCCGGCTCCGGACCCGGCAGCGCTCAGGCGTGAGCGGGACGCCGGCGAGTGGACGATCCTTCCTGCGGAGGGGAGGCCTGGTGATGTGCCCGAGTGGCCGCTTCCGGAGCCGACCGCGCGCGAAGAAGCGGTATGGGATGGGCTGTGGTCCAGGCCGCAGGCCCTGATGTGGGAGCGCTTCGGTCAGCACCTCGAAGTGGCGCTGTACGTGCGGCGCTTGGTGGAGGCCGAGCAGCCGAAGTCGATGGTGAACCTGTCGACTCTGGTGCGGCAGATGGCGGACTCGCTCGGCCTGACGACGCCGGGCATGCGCGCGAACCGGTGGAGGATCGACCGGCCCGAGGAGGCGGTCGACACCGTGCCGGGCTCGGCGGTCGTCCCGATCGCCGCGAACTCCGCGCGGGCCCGGCTGAGGTCGGTGTCCGGTGGTAGCAGCTGACGATGGCACCTGGCCGCTGGACTTCCCGACCCTGTTCGTGGTCCCGGACTGGATCACGCAGCACTGCCGTCTGGAGTCCGTGGGCGGCCTGGTGCGCGGCCCCCAGCCCTTCGAGATGTACGACTGGCAGCTGCGGGCGACCGCCAACTTCTACCGGGTCCGCCCAGCAGCGAAGCTGGGCCAGCTGTCGACCGCGTTCCACTACCGGCGCGGCCAGATCGTCGCGCCGCAGAAGTCCGGCAAGGGCCCGTGGACCGCGGGCATCACCGCAGCCGAGGCTGTCGGCCCGGTCCTGTTCGCCGGATGGGCGGCCGGCGGCGAGCGCTACGACTGCCGTGCGCACGGCTGCGGCTGCGGCTGGGTGTACGAGTACGAGCAGGGCGAGCCGATGGGCCGGCCGTGGTCGACTCCGCTGCTGCAGATCACCGCGACCAGCGAGGACCAGACCGACAACATCTACCGGCCGCTGCAGGCGATGATCCGCAACGGCCCGCTCGGTGAGCTGATGAAGGTCGGCGAGCAGTTCATCCGTCTGCCGAACGGCGGCCGGATCGACGTGGTGACGTCCTCGGCCCAGTCCCGGCTCGGCAACCCGATCACGTTCGCGGCCCAGGACGAGACGGGCATCTGGACCGAGGGGAACAAGATGACCAAGGTCGCGACCACCCAGCGCCGCGGCCTGGCCGGCATGAGCGGGCGGAGCCTGGAGACCACCAACGGCTGGGACCCGGGCGAGAACAGCGTCGCGCAGAAGACCGCCGAGACCCGCCAGAAGGACGTCTACCGGTTTCACCGGCTTCCGCCGAAGGGCCTGTCCTACACGAACAAGGTCGAGCGCCGCCGGATCCACGCCCACGTCTACGCCGGCAGCACCCACATCGATCTCGACGCGATCGAGGGCGAGGCTGCGGAGCTGATGGAGAAGGAACCCGCGGAGGCGGAGCGGTTCTTCGGCAACCGCATCGTCGCCGGTATGGGCTCATGGCTCCAGCAGGATCTATGGGAGGCCCGCGCCGAGCCGCGCCGGATCCCGCCGAAGGGCGCCCGGGTGGTGCTCGGCTTCGACGGCAGCGACGTCGACGACTGGACGGCCATCCGGGCGGAGACGCTCGACGGCTACCAGTTCACCCCGCGCTTCGGCCCGGACCGGCTGCCGACGATCTGGAACCCGGGCGACTACGACGGCCAGGTCCCGCGCCTGGAGGTCGACGCCGCGGTCGACGAACTGATGCGGCACTACGACGTGGTCCGGTTGTACGCCGACCCGCCGTACTGGACCACGGAAGTCGACGCCTGGGCCGACCGCTACGGCGACAAGAAGGTCGTGCGCTGGTACACCAGCCGCGTCGTGCAGATGCACGCGGCCGCCGAGCGCCTGCTGACCGACGTCACGAAGAAGGACAGCACCTTCCGGCACGACGGCTGCGAGTTGACCGCACTGCACATCCGCAACGCCCGCAAGAGCGCGCGCCCGGGCGAGCGCTACGTGCTTCGCAAGGCCAGCGTGCACCAGAAGATCGACGTCGCCGTGTGCTCGATCCTCGCCCACGAGGCGGCGGGCGACGCCATCGCCGCGGGCCTGGCCCGTGAGACCGAGTCGTGGGTGTGGACCGCGTGAGAGGGGGTGCCCGGTGGGGCTGACGCTGGAGCAGGCCGGACGGCTGGCCGACGTGCTGATGTCCGAGCTGCAGTCCCGCTCGGGCGCCGTGCGCACGGCCACGGACTACTACAAGGGCAAGGTGCCGCTGCGGTTCGCCTCCGAGCAGTACCGGCAGTACTTCGAGAAGCAGTACCGCGGGTTCTCCGACAACTGGGTCGCTCCGGTCGCTGAGTCTCCGGTCGAGCGTCTCGCGGTGACCGGCGTCAAGGCGTCCGGCGAGATCACGGCCGACCGGGACCTGTGGGAGGTGTGGCAGCGCAACGGGCTCGACGCCGACTCCCAGCTCGGCTTCCTCGGTGCCGGGCTGGGCGCCCGGGCGTTCGCCCTCGTCTGGGGCGACCCGGACGACGAGGAGACTCCGCGCGTCACCTTTGAGGACGCCCGGCAGGCCATCGTCCAGTACGAGCCCGGCAGCCGCCGGTGCCGCCAGGCCGCCCTGAAAACGTGGCAGGACGGCAACTGCGAGTACGCCACCCTCTATCTCAAGGGCGAGGTCTGGAAGCTCAAGCGGCCGGTCGGCGCCGAGCCCCGCAAGAGCCCGCTGCTCGCACAGGCCGACGAGCTGGAACGCGCTTGGGAGCCGCGGGAGACGGGCGAGGAGCCGAACCCGCAGCCGAACCCCATGGGCCTGGTGCCGATGGTGGAGCTGCCGAACCGGCCGCTCCTGGCCGACGACCCGATCAGCGACGTCTCCGGCGTGATCGCCATGCAGGACGCCGTCAACCTGCTCTGGTCCCAGCTGTTCACCGCCTCCGACTTCGCGAGCTTCCCGCAGCGCGTTGTGCTCGGCGCCGAGCCGCCCAAGACGCCGATCCTCGACGCCAACGGGCAGGTGATCGGCTCCCGGCCGGTGCCGCTGGAGAAGTTCGCCGTCGACCGCGTGCTGTGGCTCAGCTCCGACAAGGCCAACATCGGCTCCTGGCCGGCCGCGAACCTGGAGGCCTACACCAAGGTGATCGAGGTCGCGGTCGGGCACATCGCCGCCCAGACCCGGACCCCACAGCACTATCTTGTCGGCAAGATGGCCAACCTGTCCGGGGACGCCCTGATCGCGGCCGAGACCGGCCAGGTCAAAAAAGTGCAGCAGAAACAACTCTGGTACGGGCAGGCGATTCGCGAGCTGTTCCAGTTGATTGCGCTGGCGCGCGGGGAGGACGGCAAGGCGCGGGCGCTGGCGGGCGGCACGGTGATGTGGGCGGACGCCGAGTCCCGGTCGATGGCTCAGCTCACCGACAGCCTGCTGAAGTTGAAGCAGATCGGCTTCCCGTTCGAGTACCTCGCGCTGCGGTACGGGCTCACCCCGACCGAGGTCGCGGACCTGATGACCATGCGCGAGCAGGAGGCGGCCCTGGATCCGGTGGCGTCGCTGATGAACAGCGCCCAGCAGGCCCAGGCCGCCCCGGCGCCGCCACCGTCCGGTCCGCCGGTCGAGCCCGCCCCCGCGGGGTGAGCCGTGGACCTCGCAGAGCTCGCCGGGCGGCACCTGGTGTCCCGGCGCCGCACGGCCGCCGCCACGGTCCTCGGGACGGTGCGCGAGTGGCGCCAGCTCGACAGCCGGGACCTCACCGGGTCCTGGGCCCAACTGTCGCCCCGGATGCTGGCCGTGGTGTCCGCCGGGCAAACCGCGGCCGCCGCGACCGCGCAGGCCTACACGGACCGGGCGACCACCCTGCAGGGTGCCCAGCCCGAGCCAGCCGGGACGATCGCCGCCTCGGCGTTCGCCGGGTACGCCTCGGACGGCCGAGACCTGGCTTCCCTGCTCTACCTGCCGGTGATCGACACCAAGGAGGCCATCGCCTCGGGCGCGAGCGTCCCGGAGGCGCTGGGCATCGGCGAACGCAAGCTCCGCATGCTTGTGGACACCGAGGTCGCCGACGCGGGCCGGGCCGCCGACAGCGTCGGCATCGCCGCGAACCGAGCCCTGCACGGCTACATCCGCACCGTCTCCGGCGGCGCGTGCGGGCGGTGCGCACTCCTCGCCGGGACCCGGTACGCCTACAACGCAGGCTTCCAGAGGCACCCGCACTGCCACTGCACGCACGTCCCGATCGCCGGCCGGGGCCGACACGCAGCGGCGACTCTGGACCCGCGGGCGTACTTCAACTCCCTGACCCGAGCCCAGCAGGACAAGGCATTCACCGTCCACGGCGCGCGCGCCATCCGTGATGGTGCCGACATCGGCCAGGTCGTCAACGCCCGTCGCGGCGTGGCCACCGTCGGCAGCTGGGTGGAGAACGGCGTCACCCATCGCGGGCGCCTCGCCCGCACCGGCACGACCCGGATCTCCACGACCTCGTTCGGCACCTCGCGCCGCAGCCTGGCCGGCCGGCGGCTCCGTGAAGCCGGGGCCCGCGGGCCGCAGATCCGCCGCCTGACCCCGGAGGCCATCTACCGGCTCGCGAGCACCCGCGACGAGGCGATCCAGCTGCTGTTCCGGCACGGCTACATCGTCTGACCCTCCCGGCCGCCGCAACGGCGGCCCCGACTCCTGCAAGAGGAGCCCCGATGCACGACCGCACTCTGCCCCGCCACGCCCGCACGGGCCTGCTCGCCGTCGGCTGGCGCAAGCCGCGCCCCGGCGAGGGCGTCCCGCAACCGATCTGGCCGATCCTGGGCGGCGCCCCCGACGACGAGGGCGACGAGCCCGGCGACGAACCGGACGACGACACCGCGGACAGTGGCGACGAGGAGCCAGACGATGAGCCGCTCGGCGAGGCCGGCACGAAGGCCCTGGCCGCGGAGAAAGCCCGCCGCAAGGCCGAGGCTGAGCGCCGGCGGGCCGCCGAGCGGCGCGCTGCCGACCTGGAGGCCGAGCTCGCCGCCGCGAAGAAGAGCGACGGCGGCCCCGACGAGGACCAGATCCGCCGCGACGCCACCACCGCGGCCACCGCCCGTGCCAACGAGCGCATCCTGCGCTCCGAGGTCCGCGCGGCCGCCGCCGGCAAGCTGTCCGACCCCCGCGACGCCCTGCGCTTCCTCGACCTCGCCAAGTTCGAGGTCGACGAGGACGGCCAGGTCGACGAGGACGAGATCGCCGACGCGATCGACGACCTCGTGAAGTCCAAGCCATACCTGGCCGCAACGGCCGGCACCAAGCCCCGGTTCGAAGGCACCGGCGACGGCGGCGCGCGCAAGACGCCCACCGGCCCCCGCCAGTACACCGAGGCCGACGTCAAGAAGATGACGCCCGAGCAGATCGACGAGGCTCACCGCAAGGGTCAGCTGCGCGACTACCTGGGCTCCTGACCGAGAGGACCCACAGCAGTGGCCATCACCCGTTTCAAGCCGGAGATCTGGAGCGCCAAGCTCCTGGTCGCCCTGCGCAAGGAGCTCGTCTACGGCGGGCCCGGCATGATCAACCGCGACTACGAGGGCGAGATCGCCAACGCCGGCGACACCGTCCGCATCACCTCGATCTCCGACCCGACCATCGGCACCTACGTGCCGAACAGCACGACCATCGTGCCCGAGGAGCTCACCGACGCCCAGCGCACCCTCGTCATCGACCAGGCGAAGTACTTCGCCTTCAAGGTCGACGACGTCGACCAGCGCCAGGCCGCCGGCAACGTCATGACCGAGGCCATGTCCCGGGCCGCGTACAAGCTCGCCGACACCGTCGACCAGTACATCGCCTCGTTCTACACCGGCATCGTCGCCGCCAACCAGCTCGGATCGACCGGCTCCCCGATCGACACCTACACCACCGTCACCGACGCCTACGACAAGGTGCTCGTCCCGCTGCGGACGGCCCTGAAGAAGGCGAACGTCCCGACGGCCGGCCGGTTCGTCGTCGTCTCCCCGGAGCTGATGGGCTCCCTCCTGCGCGACGCCCGGTTCATCAAGGCCAACGAGGCTGGCACCACGGACGCCCTGCGCAACGGTTTCGTCGGCCGGGCCGCGGGGTTCGACATCTACGAGTCGAACAACGTGCCCAACCCGTCCGGCGACACCCAGGTCATCATCGCGGGCGTCAACTCCGCGCTGACTTTCGCCGAGCAGATCAGCCAGACCGAGGCCTACCGGCCCGAGGCCGGGTTCTCCGACGCCGTCAAGGGCCTGGCCGTCTACGGCGCCAAGCTCGTCCGCCCGGAGGCGCTCGCCTGCGCCTTCATCAACCCGGCCTGATCGGAGACCTGAACCATGGCTCGCACCGCCGTCCCATACAGCGTCCTGTCGCCGAACAGCTCGATCGCCGACCCGACGCCGACCACCGCGGACCCCACCAACCAGCACACCATCGCCAAGGCCGCGCCGGAGCTGACCATGCTTCGCGTCTACAACTCCGGCGGCTCCTCCAACACCGCCACCGTCAAGGCCGGCGCCTACCCGCCCGCCCTCGCCGCCGGCCAGGGCGACCTCGCCGTGACCGTCGGCGCTGGCGCCATCGTCTGGCTCGGCCCGTTCGAGTCCGGCCGGTTCCTCCAGGCCGACGGCTCGCTGAGCATCAACCTCGGCGCCTCCTTCGCCGGATCCCTGACCGCCTTCAAGATGCCGAGGAACACCTGATGCCCGAGACGATCCACGTCCTCGGCGAGGGCGGCGCGGTCATCGCCATGGACCTCCCCCTGCCCGACGCGATCGCCCACCGCATGACCACCGGCCAGCTGCGGCGCGTCAACGAGGACGGCAGCCCCTACCCCGAACCGGCCGAGCCCGACGTGCCGTCCCTGCCGAGCCAGGCCCCGCCGACCAGCGCCCCCAAGAGCGAGTGGGTCGGCTGGGCGGTAGCCAACGGCGCCGACCCGGCCGCCGCCGAGGCGATGACCAAGGCCGACCTGATCGAGGCCCACGGCGTCTAGGAGGCGAGCATGAGCCTGCCCCCACTCGCCACCCAGGCCGACGCCACCACGTACGGCTACAGCCTCCCGGCAGCGACCGCCGACGCCCTCCTCGCGCGGGCTTCGGCACGCATCCGCCGGGCGGCTGGACAGCCCATCACCTCCAGCACGTCCACCGTCCGCCTCGCCGAGCACGACGGCACCGTGGCTCTCCCCGGGCCGCCGATCACCGCGGTGACGTCGGTCGTCGCGGTCGACAGCACCGGCACCACCACAGCACTTCCCTGGTGGTGCTGGGACGGCGAGCGGCTGACCGTCCCCTGCGGCACCGGCCAGGTGGAGGTCGTCTACACCCGCGGCTACGGCACCGTCCCGGACGGCATCGTCGAGCTGACCTGCGCGGTCGCCTCGCGGTTCGGGGCCACCCCGGCCGGCGCCGACGGGCTGCTGCGGTCCGAGCAGATCGACGACTACAGCAGGACGTTCGCCACCGAGGCCATCACCGCAGCCGGCGACCTGCTGCCCGGCGAACTGGAGGCCCTGGAGGCGGCCCTCGGCACGCCGGAGGCCTGGATGACGAGGAGCCGCTGATGCCCCTCGACACCCTCCTCGCCGCCGGCCGCGCCGCGCACGAGGCCCTGATGGTCGACACCGTCCGCCTCGTGCGGCCAGGCACCGACGTCTACGACCCCGCCACCGGCGTCACCACCCAGCCGGACGCGCGCACGCTGTACAGCGGACCCGGCCGGGTCAAACCGGTGGTGGCCGAGCACCTGGCCGCCGAGGTCGGCCAACGCCAGGTGGTCCTTCGCCGCTACCAGGTCGCCCTGCCATGGTCGGCGATGCCGCTCGCGGCGGACCGGGTGGTGCCGGGCGACCAGGTGGTAGTGGACGCCTCGCCGGATCCGCGGCTGGCCGGCATGACCCTGTGGGTCACCTCGGTCGGTGAGTCCGCGACCGCCACCGCGTGGCGCCTGGAGACGGAGGACCGCTCGTGAGCATCGACATCTCCGGCCTGGAGGCGCTCGTCGCCGACCTGGCCCGGGCCGGCCGCGAGGCCGAGCGCGGCGCCCGGCAGGTCGTCTCCAAGGGCGCGCTGAACATCAAGCGGGACTGGAAGCAGAACGCGAGAGCGTCCAGTGGCCGGTACGCGCCGCACTACCCGGCGAGCATCGGCTACGACCTGGAGACCACCCCGGTGGGCACGAGCGCGGTGATCGGCCCCGACAAGGGCAGCCGTCAGGGTCCGTTGGGCAACATCCTGGAGTTCGGGACGAGTCGGCAAGGCGGCCACAACGACGGCGGCCGGGCCCTCCTGGCCGAGGAGCCCCGGTTCGTGGCCGCCGTCGAGGAGTTCGGCGGGGGCCTGCTGTGACGGCCCCTACCGTCCTGCCGCACGTGGACGCCATCCAGGCCGTCCTCGCGGCGGCCGGTCTGACCGTCTACCTCGGCGGCGCCCCGGCCGGCCCAGCCCCGCTGCCCAAGAGCTACGTGGTCCTGTACAGCGGACCCGGGTCCTCGTCCTCGGACTCTCTGGCCGACGACCGCACCACCCTCGATGTCCTGCTACAGGTCACCTGTGTAGCCACGACGCCCGAGGGTGCGCTGGGCACCGCCGACCGCACCCGGGCCGCCCTGTCCCCGGCGCTCACCGTGGATGGCCGCGCGACGTGGCGCCCTGAAGAGCTCGGCGGCCCGCCGCTGCAGCGCGACGACGACCTCACCCCGCCCCTCTACTACCTGCCGGTCCAGTACCGGATCCGCTCACTCCCCGCATGAGGAGGGCCCCATGGCCACCCTGACCACCCAGGTCATCAGCCTCGCCGGGCTGAACCCCACCTACGTCGCCGCCGGCGGCTCCGGCGACAAGGTCGCCATGTCCGGTGACCGCACGTTCCTGCACGTCAAGAACGGTGGAGGATCACCCATCACGGTGACGCTCACTGCGACCGGCGCGGTCCGCGGCCAGACCGTCACCTCGCCGACCGTGTCCGTCCCGGCCTCGGGCGAGCGCATGATCGGCCCGCTCACCGCCGACCTGCTCGCCGGTACCTCCGACGGACTCGCCGCCATCGCCTACTCGGCAACCACGTCCGTGACCGTCGCCGCCGTCCGCATCTGACCACCCCGCACGCCCTGGAGGGCCCATGTCCGACCTGATCAGCGACGGCAAGACCCGGGTTGCCTGGGTCGCCAGCGTCGCCAACATCAACGCCCCCACCACCACCGAGCTCAACGGCGGCATGGACCTCACGCCGCGCCTGACCCCCGACGGCCTCAAGATGGACCCGACCACCGCGGACGTGGACACCAGCTCGCTGGCGAGCACGTTCGACACGATGGAGGTCGGCCGCATCAAGTTCGACGGCGAGCTGACGATCAAGCGCGGCTCGACCCCCACCGAGGACCAGCCGTACACCACCCTGCTGTACGGCACCCACGGCTACCTGGTCATCCGCCGCGGCATCGACTACGCGACCTCGTTCGCCTCCGGCCAGCAGGTCGAGGTGTACCCGGTCGTGTGCGGCGAGCGCGCGAACAAGGCCCCCGCCGCGAACGAGGTGCTGAAGTTCATGTCGCCGTTGAAGGTGACGACCCAGCCGGCGACCAACGCGACGGTCGCCTGATGCCCCAGAAGCCGCAGCCCAAGGGGCTGGACATCGAGGCGATCATCGCGGGCGCGACCGCCCGCGAGGTCACCGTGCCGCTGTGCCTCGCGGGCGCTCTGCAGGGCGAGTACGAGGCGCTGGAGCGGCAGCTCACGGACGCTGCTGCGCTGGTCGGCCAGTCTCTGGCTGGCAGCCCGCGCACCCAGATCGCCGAGCGCATGGAGGCCCTGCGCGAGGAGATGGCCCGGCACCTGGTGGAGTTCCGGTTCCGGGCCTTGTCCCCGCAGGTCTGGTCCGATCTGCTGGCCGCGCACCCGTCCAGCAATCCGGATCAGATGTTCGATCCGGACGCTCTGTTCCCGGCTGCGGTCGCCGCCTGCGCGGTCGAGCCCGCCATGACCGAGGACCAGTACCGGCGCCTCTCGGAGAGGCTCAGCGCGGGCCAGCAGGGCGTGCTGCAGCAGGCGCTCTGGGACCTGAACACCACGGCGGTCCAGCAGGTCCCTTTTTCGTTGCTCGCCTCCGCGACCGCCGCCTCCCGCACCGGCGAGAAGTAGAGGCCGCGCGGGCTTGGGGCGTTCCCCGGTCGGTGTTCCTCGGCCGCGTCGTTGGCCCGGACGAGCCGCTCTGGACCGACTCCGACCGCGCGTGGGCCCTGGCCCTGATCGCGGTCGAGGACGACACCTGCCGCGGCTGCGGGCAGCCCCTCTCCACGTCGACCGCGCCCGAGGCTGAGGACGCGTGGGTGGCGGAGGTCATCCGCTGCCACGCGTGCACCGCCGCGGGCCAGCGCACCAACCAGTTCCAGCAGGCCGGCGGCGACCCGCACGGGGCGCACGTCCACGTCCATCCGAGAGGAGGCTGACGTGGCCAATCGCACCGTGAACGTTCGGCTCTCGCTGGACACGGCCGCGTTCCAGCGTGGTGCCGGACAGGCGGAGCAGGACAGTCGCCGCCTCGCGGTCACCGCGCAGACTGCGGCCCGCGAGACCCAGAGCGCCTACAACCGGGCGTTCGAGAGCACCGCCACGGCCGCGACGGCCGCGATGCGCGCCCAGCAGAGCGCGTTCGAGCGGGGAGCGACGGCCGCAACCGCGGCCAGCCGCACGGTCTCCGAGGCGGGCCAGGCCGCGGCGGCGTCGACCGAACGCGTCGCTGCGGCGGCTGAGTCCATCCCCGCGACGTTCCGGTCGGCGGCCGCGGCGGCGGACGCCTCCCTGACGAGCATCTCCAGCGATGCGCTCGGCACGTCGCAGGCCCTGGCCCGCACCGGGGCGGTCACGGTCAACATGTCGGCCGCCGCGAGCGAGGCGCTGGCGGGCCTGGCCGCAGCGGCGGGCGGCAGCATGTCCGAGGTCACCGCAGCCTCGGCACGGGCGTCCACGGCGACCCGCGCGGTGGCCGGCGCCGCCGGGGAGATCCCGCCAACCTTCCGTGCCGCGGCGACTGTGGGTGCGGCGTCGATGGCCGAGGTCACGGCGGCGAGCACCCGTTCGTCGCTCGCGATCGGCGCGACGTCGACCGCCCTCACCGAGGCGAACCTGGCCGCGGCGACGGGCGTCGAGCGCCTGTCGCTGGCGTCCCGCCTGGCACTGGCTCAGGCCATGACCGCCGCAACCGCGGTGACGGCGGAGACCGCTGCTGCGGGCGCTGCGACCCTCGGGTTCGGTGCCCGCATGGCCGCGGCCGGGACCGCCGGCGAGAAGGCGTTCAGCGCGGTCCGCACGTCCGGTGTCCTGATGCTGGGCATGTTCGCGGCCGCCTCGTACACGGCCGCACGCTTCGAGAAGTCGATGAGCGGCGTGGCCGCAGTGGCTGACGCGACCGCCGAGCAGTTCGGCCAGCTCCGCACTGCCGCGCTGGAGGCGGGCCGGGACACGGCGTACACGGCGTCCCAGGCTGCGGACGCCGAGGGCGAGCTGGCCCGGGCCGGCGTCAGCGTCGCCGACATCACCGGCGGCGCCCTGAAGGGCTCGCTGTCCCTCGCGGCGGCCGGCCAGCTCGACCTCGCCGAGTCCGCGACGATCGCCGCCCAGGCGATGAACACGTTCGGCCTGCGGGGCGCCGACGTCGGCCACATCGCCGACGTCCTCGCCTCAGGCGCGAACAAATCCGCCGCCGACGTCCACGGCCTGGGCGAATCCCTGCGCATGGGCGGCCTGCTGGCCCACCAGACCGGGCTCAGCTTCGAGGACACGGTCGGCACGCTGTCCGCTTTCGCGGACCACGCGCTGATCGGGTCGGACGCCGGGACCTCGCTGAAGGTGATGTTGCAGCGCCTGGTCCCGCAGTCCGACGAGGCCCGCGGTGTCATGCAGAAGCTCGGCTTCTCCGCGTACGACGCCCAGGGCAACTTCGTCGGGTTGAGCCAGCTCGCCGCCAATCTCAAGACGAGCTTCAGCAACCTGACGCCCGAGGCGAGGAACGCGGCGTTCGCCACGATTTTCGGGTCGGACGCGGTGCGTTCGGCGACGATCCTGTACGAGCTCGGCGCGAACGGCATCGACCGGTACCGCGACGCTGTCAACGACCAGGGCGCCGCGAGCCGAATGGCCGCCACCCAGCTCGACAACCTCAGCGGCGACCTGCAGATGCTGAAGGGGTCGCTGGAGGTCGCCTTGATCGAGGGTGGCACGGCCGCCAACTCGGTGCTCCGCGACATGGTCCAGTGGATCACCCGGCTGGTCAACGCATGGACCGCGCTGCCGCCGTGGATGCAGATCACGACCACGGCGGTGTTCGGGATCGGCGGTGCGATGGCGATCCTGGCGGGCGGCCTGATGCTGGTCCTGCCGAAGATCGCGGCGTTCCAGGCGAGCCTCGTGGGGTTGGCGGAGACGATGCCGAGGCTGGCCGCCACGGCTGGGGCGTTCACGTCGTTCATGACCGGGCCGTGGGGCATCGGGCTGGGCATCGCCTCGGCCGCGCTGGCCGTATTCGGCCTGTCAACGGCCAGCGCCAAAGAAAAGACGATGGGCTTGACCGAGGCGGTCAAGGCCGACTCCAACGCCGTCGGCGACAACGTCCGGGCATGGCTGGCCCACAAACTGGAGACCGACGGAGTCCTGAAGGCGTCGCAGGATCTCGGGGTCAACACGGCGGATCTGACGGCGGCGATCCTGGGCAACGCCGACGCGCTGGCGCGGGTCCGCAGCCAGATGGAGCCGGCGGCCGACGCGGCCCGCGCGTACGCCGAGGGCACGGCCGAGATGAACGACGGCAACGACGCGAACACGAAGAGCCTGCAGAAAGTTCAGGGGGCGCTGTCGAGTCTCTCGCCGGAGATCAACGGGGCCGTGGCGGCGGCCAAGCGCGAGGCGGAGGCGTCGGGGAACGCGGCCGACAGCACCAAGGGCCTGGGCGCCGCAGCCAAGACGACCGCTCAGGACATCTCGGACACCCGCACCGAGGTCGAGAAGTTGAACGACTCGCTGGACGCGCTGAACGGCAAGAACATTAGCGCTGCGAAGGCGGCGATCTCGATGCAGTCCGCGCTCTCCGACCTCAAGGACAAGGTCAAGGAGAACGGAGTCAGCCTCGACATCGCGACCGAGAAGGGGCGCAACGTCAAGTCGGCGTTCCTGGATGCAGCGGCCGCCGCCCAGGCGCACGCCGAGGCGGTAATGAAGCAGACCGGGTCGACCGAGCAGGCGACCATCGTGCTGGGCGAGGACATCGAGGCCCTCAAGCGGACGATGAAGCAGGCGGGTTTCACCCAGACGCAGATCGAGTCCCTGACGCAGGCCTACGCCCAACTGCCGCCCGCGAAAGAGACCCACGTCACCGACCCGGGCGCCCTGCAGACGATCAAGGATCTGCAGGACGTGAAGGCGAAGGTGGAGGACGTCCCGCCCGGGAAGACCGTTACCGTCCGGGCACCCAACCAGGACGCCATCCAGGCACTGCAGGCGATCGGCTACCAAGTCGAAGCCCTGCCCGGCGGCAAGAACGTCTCGGTCACCGTCCCCACGAACGACGCGGCCAACGGCACCGCCCGCATTCAACAGGCGATCAACTCGATCCAGGGCCGCACCGTGACCGTCAACGTGTCCTACGTCGGCGCCGCCAGCATGCATCAGTTCGGCGACAAGCCCAACGAACAGGCGTACGGCAGCGTGAGGCGCTACGCGAACGGCGGGGTGCGGGCGGCGGCCAGCGGCCTGTCGGCCCGCGAGGCCATGATGTCGGCCCAGCCGATCCTGTGGGCCGAAGCAGGGCCCGAGGCGTACATCCCCCTCGACCCGGCGAAGCGCGGCCGCAGTATGGCCCTCCTCTCCGAGGTGGCCGGGATCTTCGGGCGGCAGCTGATGCCCGCTCGGCCGACCGCCGGCGAGCTGATCCCGGCCCGGCACCTCGCCGGACCGGCGTCCTCCTCGGCCGGGGGTGACGTCCACCGCAGTACCACCGTCAACCTCTACGGCGCCCGTCAGAGCAGCGACGAACAGCTCGCCGACCTGACGCGTCACCTGGAGTTCATCACCTGAGAGGGGGCGGATGGTGGCTGGCTACACGCCGGGCCAAGCCCTCGGCCGTCAAGTCACGCTCGGCTCACTCGGGCTGGGCGTGGTCGACGCGGCCGGGGTCGCCTGGACCGTCGACAAGGAAGGGCTGAAGGGCTGGGCGGGGGCTGGCGTTCGCACTCAGTACAGCGACCGGGAGGCCGATCACGGCAGCTGGGCGGGCCCCACCTACCTGGGGGCCCGCACCATCACGCTGGCCGGCACGGTCACCGCCCCCGACCTCGCCGCCCTCGACGCGGCCGCCGAGCAGCTCTACGCGGCCGCATCCCTCACCGACACCCTGCTCACGGTCGCCGAGACCGTCCCGAAGCAGTGCGTCGTCCGCAGATCGGGCGAGGTCCTGTTCCTGCCCGAGACCGACCGGGTCGCCCGATACTCGGTGCTGCTGACGGCGGCGGACCCGCGCCGGTACTCGACGACGCTGCAGACGGCGAGCACCGGCCTGCCGGTCTCCTCCGGCGGGCTCACCCTGCCGATCACGCTGCCGCTCGTCATCACGGCGGGCAGCAGCAGCGGCACGTTCAACCTGACCAACGCCGGCACCATCGCGACCCGTCCGGTGTTCACCGTCGCCGGGCCCGTGCCCGGCTTCAACCTGCTGGTCTCGTACGCGGATGGCACCGTCCGCCAGCTCGCCTACACCGACACCCTCAACGCCGGCGACGTCCTGGTGCTCGACACCGATGCGCACACCGCGGTCCTCAACGGCACCGTGTCCCGGCGCAGGTACTTGTCCGGGCCGTGGCCCGAGGTGCCCGCCGGCCAGACCGTCACCGTCTCGTGGAACTCGGCCGGGACCGACCCGGCCGCTCTGCTGACCGCCACCATGCGGTCCGCCTGGATGTGAGGAGCCGACGTGCCCACCGATCCGACATGGCTCCCCTCGCTCTCCTACGACGAGACCGAACTCCGCAAAATGGACCTGCTGTTCGCGATGAGCGACGGCACCAGCCTCGGCGCCCGGCCGGGGATCCGGCCTGGCGACCCGGGCCTGACCGTCACCGTCTCGGCGGGCACCGTCAACGTGTCCGCGGGCGTCGCCTGCCTGTGGCGCTCCGGCCAGGGCCTGTACCGGGCCCAGATCCCGGCCAGCAGCCCCGGCACCCTGGCTGCCGCCAACGCGTCGTTCTCCCGCATCGACCTCGTCTATCTGCGCGTGTGGGACACCGCGGTGGACTCCTCCGGACTCCGCAAGGCCGACGTGGTGCTGCTGCCCGGCACCGCGTCCGCGTCGCCGGTCGCCCCGACTCCAGGGGCGACCGAGATCTACATCCCGCTGGCGACGATCAACGTGCCCTCCACGGGCGGCGGCGGGACCGGTGCGGCCACGGTGTCCAGCGCCGTGCGGCAGGTCACGGTCGCGCCGGGCGGGATCCTGCCGGTCGCCTCCGGCTCGGCGCCGGCACCGTCAGCCGCCGCGGCGGGCACGGTCTTCTACTACACCGACACCAACGTGTTCGCGTACAACAACGCCGCCGGGGCCCGCGTCGAGATCCCCCTGCTGGGCTCCCGGGCGGTCGGCGCGTGGCTGGACGCCTACAAAACGGCCGACACGTCGCTGACCACGACGACGCTGACGGCCGACCCGCACCTGACCATCGCCCTCGCCGCCAGCGCCACCTACGAGCTCGAGGGCTGCCTCACATTCGAGGGCCCGAACCCGGGCATCGACCTCAAACTGGATTTCTCGATCCCGTCGGGTGCCACGATGCAGTGGGCGACGTGGGGCCCGGTGGTGTCGCAGCCGTCGAACATCGACGTGATCGACAAGGCGGCCGGCGTCGTCCGCACCGTCGGCACCTTCGGGTTTCCGGCACGCGTCCAGGCCTCCCCCCGTGGCCGCATCACCACCGGCGTCACCGCGGGGTCGCTGACCCTGCTGTGGGCGCCGTCCGGGTCCAGCGGCACCAACACGACCATGTACACCGGCTCGTGGCTACGGCTGCGGCGGGTGGCCTGATGGCGGCCGTCGAACTCACCTGGTTCGGATGCGACCTCCGCTCCGGCGGGATCGCCGAGGAACTCCGATCGCTCCGCCCGGCGCAGGCCCTCACCAGACGGCTCGGCACGCAGACGTCCGCCGAGCTGGAACTCGCGCTCGCCGGGGCCCCGATCGGCTGGGAGGCGGCGACAGACCCGGGGCGCACGATGCTCGTCGCCTGCGACACCCTGACCGGTCAGCCGATCTGGGCCGGCGCCTGCCTGCCCCGCTCCGGCGGCAGCGCGACCACCGTCCGCATCAGCGCCGCGACCCTGGAGTGCTACCTCGACCGGCGCTACCCCGGCGACTACACCGCGACCGCGACCGACCAGGTCGGCATCATGGCCGCCCTCGCCACCCCCGCGCTCACCAGCGGCCCGCCCCTCGTCCTCGACACCACCGCCAGCGGCACCACCATCGACTACGCCGTCGCCGACGCCGACGACCGCTCCATTGCCGACTGTCTCCAGGAGATCAGCGGCCTGGACGGCGGCCCCGAGTGGACCATCGACCCGGTGTGGGCCGACGCCGCGCAGACCCGCATCCAGCTCGTCCTGCGCATCAAACTGGCCGTCGGCACGCAGTCCGACACCCCTGACGCCGTGTTCGACATGCCCGGCTGCATCAGCTCCTACGAGCTCGCCGAGTCCTACGAGAGGGGCCGCGGCGCCACCTCGGTGACCGCGCGCGGCGACCGGGCCGACGGTGTCCGGGCCACCAGCGCCGCCCACACCGCGGACGCCCTGCTCGCCGCCGGATGGCCGCTGTGGGAATACCGGTGGACACCGGCGCAGGGGATCACGGACACCGGCCTGCTGGAACGTCACGCCACTGAGGCGATCGGCCTCATGGGCCCCGGCAGCCGGTCCTGGACGGTGCAGGCCGTGGCGTCCCGGGCCCCGCGGGTCGGCTCCGCGTGGGGCCTCGGGGACAGCGTGCGGCTGTCCGTCACCGCGAGTCCCCGCCACCCGGCCGGGATCGAGGTCGTGGCCCGCGCGTACGGCTGGGACCTCGACCCGGGCGCCGACCGCGTCTCCCCGATCCTGCTGGAGGGCTCGTGACCACCATCCGGCAGAATCAGCTCCCCCGGGACGCGGCGTCGCTCGGCCGCCGCCTGGCCGAGCTGGAGGACGCCGTCGCCCAGCTCCGCGCGCAGACCCCCGACCTGGCGGCCGCGGACGCGCTTCTGCCGCCGCTGGCGACGGACACCAGCCAGTGGCCGCAGACCACCAGCACCACCTACGCCACGATCGCCACCAGCTACAACGTCGCGTGGAAACGCCGCCTGAGGATCATGCTCGCTACCGCGGTGACGGGCGGCTCCACCGGCACCGTCCGCGTCATGATCAACGGCCAGCTGTGGGGATCGATCGCCGCCGGCACCACCCTCGATCAGACCGCGCCGCTCGCCTCCGGCATCACCATCGGCGCCCAGTACCAGATCACCGTGCAGGCGATCCGGGCGACCGGCACCGGCTCCATCTGCGCCCAGGTGCAGCTCATCCGCGCCCTCGACTAGGAGGCCCCATGCCCGACCTGTGGATGCCTGGCGCCGAGGTGCACGACCTCGGCGACCACGCGCCGACCGACCAGCAGTACCCCCCGAAGGCGATCGCGCACATCACGTGGGACCGCAACGCGACCGCCGCCGCCCCGCAGGACTGGTGCACCTTCGATTCCCTGGTGAACTACTTCACCAACGACGGCGCCGGGGCCGCCCCTCACATCATCTGGGACCCGTTCTCCGGCCGGATCGCCCAGCTGTTCCCCGCCGACAGCCGCAGCAAGAGCGTCGTGGACTCGCCCGGCGGGACGCGCACCAACCGGGCCGGGCGGGTGGTCATCCAGATCGAGGCGGTGTTCTTCCCGTACTGCCGCTACCAGGGCCGCGTGTACCCGCGGCTGGTGGACACCCCGTGCGTGGGCTGGGACCGGCTGCACGCCTGGATCAGCAGCTGGGGAGTGCCGGACGTGTGGCCGATGGGGCGGCCGACCGACTTCACGAGCCATCGCGACGAGCAGACGTGGGAGACCCGCGGCGGCTGGTACGCGCACGCCCACGTGCCCGAGAACGACCACCAGGACCCCGGGTCCTGGCCCGACTTCACCCCCACCGCGCCGTCCACGGCGCCCGCACCCGAGGAGGACCCGTTGGCCGGCATCACCCTCGACGACATCCGTGCCGTCGTCGCCAGCGAGATCGAGAACCGCAAGTCGGACATCACCCACGCCGTCCTGTACTGGCTGTTGCAGGCGCTCAGCCCGACTCCGGCCGACCCCGGCGAGCACCCGCTGAAGTGGGTCGTCGGCCCGCTCGGCCAGGCGTTGCGCTCCCTGCCCGCTGGCGCGACCCCCGACCAGATCAAGGCGGCCGTCGCCGAGGCGCTGGCCGGCGGCATCCAGCTCAACGTCACCGCCAAGGGGGCCTGATGTCCGACTCCGCTCGCCGCACCGTCCGTACCGTCGTCGCCGTCGTCCTCGCGCTCGCCGCCGGCCTGCCGCTTCTCGTCCGCACCGCGGGCCTGCCGGAGACGCTGCCCGGCCTCGGCACTGTCCTCGGTGTCGCTGCGGCGATCACCCGCCTGATGGCTCTGCCGCAGGTCAACTCCTGGCTGCCTGCCTGGCTGCAGATGGCCCCGCCGAAGGCGCCGCTGCCCCCCGTGCCGCCGAACGTCACGCCGCTGGAGCCGTGATGCGCGGGGCGGTCCACCGGGCCGCGCGCCGGGTGGGCCGCCGCGGCGCCGTCCTCACCCTCAAGGGCATCATGGCCTCGATCTATGGCTACAGTCTGCTCGTTCAGCCGCCCCAGGACACCCGGGGAATCCGTCTCCTGCTCGACCTGATGCCCCTGCGCGCGTGGGCGTGGGCGTGGATCGCCGCCGGCCTGATCGCCGCCGTGTGTGCGTGGCGGCCGGCCGGCCGGGACTGGCCCGGCTACCCCGCGATCTACCTCGTCGTCGCCCCGTGGGCGCTGGGCAGTTTGGCGTCCTGGTGGCTGTACGACAACCCGCGCGGCTGGGCCGGCGCCGTTGTCTGGGGGGCGTTCTGCGGAGTGGCCCTGATCGCCGCCGAGTGGCCGGAGCCACCGCATGACCAGCACGACCGGAGGCGCCCGTGAGCGCAGAATCGTGGGCCGCCATCAGCGCGGTGGGCGCCGCTGCGGTCACCCTCGGCGGCACCGTCTACACCGCGCGAGCAGGCCGCAGGTCCGCCAGCCAGGAACGCCGCGACGACTTCCGCGTCGTCACCGAGCGCATGGAGAGCGAACTCCTGCGACTCGGCAAGCGGTTGGACGAGCAGGAGTTGGAGTCGATCCAGCAGCGCGCCCGGCTCGCCGGCCAGGAGTACAGCATCCGCTACCTCGCCGGCTGGGTGAGGTCGATGGTGGGGTTCATCCGCGCCTCGGGCCTCGAACCGCCACCCGCGCCGCAGCCCGTCCCCGAGGACGTCCGCCCGTTCCTGCAGGGCCTCGACGTGTGACTCCGATCGGGTGAACGGGCCCCGCGGACGGTCGTCCGTGCGCTACGGTGGTCCGACAAGGTGCTCCCCGGGCAACCGGGGGTGACCCGTGCGGCGCCTACGAGGCTCGTGTGTGGGTAGCGCCACTTCCCCGCGTCAGCGGGGGTCAGAAGGGACCTGAAGCGCCCCGCCCGGATCCCGGGCGGGGCGCTTCGTCGTGCTCAGGGGGTGTCGCCAGCCCACCGCCACACGCCGTGCTCGTCCGGCCGGTACCAGGACCGGCCGCCGGCGTACTGGCCGTGGGGGCTGACGAGGGCGGTGCCCGGGTCGGGGTCCGCGGCGTCGACGACGGTGCTGTAGCCGTCCAGCGGGCCGCCGTACAGGGTCACGGTCTGCCAGGTGTCCATGGGGCCATGATGCCGCGAAAACGGCGGCGGAGTGCTGGACTCCGCCGCCGCCGACTTCCCGCCACCTACAGCGGGTATCGTCCGCAGTGCTGACCCACGAACGGAGCCCAGTATGCCCCTCAACGCCATCGAGCACACCGGGGACCGCATCGCCCGGTACCGGAAACTGCGTCACCTCACCCAGAGAGCCCTGTCCGAGACGGCCGGCGTCTCCTACAGCATGCTCACGAAAATCGAGCAGGGCGTGAAGCCTGCGTCGCCCGCGGTCCTGGCGGCGATCGCTCGGGCGCTGTCCGTCCAGACCGTCGACCTCACCGGCCAGCCCTACATGACCGAGCTCCAGGCCGACGAGCTCGACGGCCTCATCCAGCCGATCCGCGAGGCGCTCGACCTGTACGACCTCGGCGCGGACCCCGAGGTCGCCCCGCGCACCATCGCGGCTCTGGCCGCCGAGGCCGACCAGCTGTGCGCGCTCGTCCGCGACACCCGCCTCAAGGACGCCGCCCGCGCCCTGCCCGCCATCATCAACGAGGCCACCACCGCCGCCCACACGGCCCAGACCGACGAGGCGTGGCGCGTCCTCGCGTCGACCTACCGCACCGCCTACGACGTCACCACCAAGCTGGGATTCCCGGACCTGTGCGTGGTCGCCCTGGACCGCATGGCGTGGGCCGCCGAGCGTGCCAGTGACCCCGTCCTCGCGGGCGTCCGCCAGTACCTGCGGAGCCTCGTCTACCTGCGGGCCGGCCAGTACCGCATGGGCCAGCGCCTCGTGGCCGTCGGCATGGACACTCTCGCCCAGAGCGGGGCTGATCGCACCCGGGACGTCGCGATCGGTCAGCTCCACCTCGGGGCTGCGGTCCTCGCCGCGCGCTCGGGTGACGGCGACACCGCTGCCGGGCACATCGCGGAGGCCTCCCGTATCGCCGACACCACCGGCGAGGCCGGCCGGGTCCACTGGCTCAGCTTCGGGCCCACCAACGTGGCCGTTCACCAGGTGGCCACGCTCGCCGAGCAATGCCAGTACGCCGAGGCGCTCCAGGCCGCCAGCAGTCTGACGATCCCGGCGGACTGGCCGGCATCCCGCGCCGCCGCCCACCTCGCCGAGATCGCACGCGCCCAGCTGTGGACCAACCGCGGCGAGCAGGCCCTGCGCACGCTGCAGCGGGCACGAGAGGTCGCCCCGCAGCAGACGAGGTATCACCCGATGGTGCGAGAGACCGTCGCCGGACTCGTCTCCGCCCGGCGCTCGACGCCCGGAACCCTGTCCAACCTGGCACATTGGGTCGGCATCTGACGATCACCCAGCGGCCCCGGACTATCACCAGAGTGTGATAGTTCGGGGCCTCTGCGCGGCCGACACTCTCAGTATCGGGACACCTACACCGAGGAGAGACGATGGCCACCACTCGCGCCCTGAACCGAACGACGCAGGACCTCGCCCGCCGGCACCTCCTGCAGGACGCCGCCTCCGGGCACCTCGGCGACAGCGTCCGTGTGGTTGCCCCACGCCCCGGCGCCCGGCTCACCGCCGACCAACGTTCCGGCACCGCGTGCGTCGCCTGCGGCCGCCGTGCGAGCGACCTGCGCGACTGCGGGCACGTCGAGGACGAGGGGCTCGCCTACGCCGTCCGGGTGTGCGGTTCGTGCCCGCGGTACGCCGCGAGCCTGGAGGCCCACCGGTGATGATGCTCTACCCCAACCCGGACACGCCTGAGTGGCGCGCCACGGTGGACGACATCGTGGAGATGTTCAAGCGTCCGCGGCCCACTGCGAAGCCCGAGGCGGACGAGCTGGAGGCCCTGTACAGCCTCCCGCCCGCAGACCAGGCCGCCGAGTGAGCGCCGTCGGCGGGAAGCCCGTCGAAGCCCGCGTCGAGCTGGGGCGGTGCCGGTATTGCGGCGCGTGGGTTCGGGGCGCGTGGGTCGAGGACCTCACCGCACACGTCGCAATCGTCGAGCACTGCCCCGACCCAGAGCCGCCGGAGGAGTAGCCGCCAGCTACCTGGCTGGCCGTGCGGCGGCGCGGTCGGCCGGGGCTATCTCAGGCGGATGCGCCACCGGTCAGCTGGCAACACCATGTCAGCCGTCTCGGCAGGCTCGCCGGACGCGGCGATCCGGGTCCGCTGGATCAACCAAGCGGGCACACCCTCAGGCAGTCCCAGATGCTCGGCCTCGACCGCGGTCAGCTGATGCAGCTGAGCCTCGGCGTCGCACCGCGCCCAGCGAACCGCCCGGGTTCCGCGCCACCAAGTGGTGATCAGGTGGCTCGGCCGCGAGTCCGGGTCCAGACACTCGTCCCGGCGCCAGCGCAGCCGCGATCCGACTGGCACCTGCAGACGTGCGGCGAGATCGGCGTCGGCGCGGCAGCTGCCAAGAGCCCCGTCGCCGATGCGGTACGGCCAGTCCCGATCCGGGTCGAGGAGTGTGCGCACAGCAGGAGGATGCGCCACCCAGAGCCGGGTGCGCTGAGTTCCCTCGAGTTCGCCGCGGCGTCGTAACAGCGCCATGCCGAGACGGACGGCCGCCTCGGTGGTGCCGAGCTCGGCGGCGAGTTTGGCCCTCGAGGGAAGTTGATGGCCGGGCGGCCATTCGCCGCTGACGATCCGCCGGTGGATCTCTGCGGCGACGCGCTGGTATGGCGGCGCGACCCGAGGCATGCACGTCCCTGTACGTCGTCACGGTGGCCTGTCGGTGGCCGTGACCAAACCGTAGAGATGCGTTCGAACCTTGGGCGCCCAAGACCCTTGCGCAGGTCAGATGGCCCGAGCAAGCTGTTAGTACAAAGCTGAACGGGTTGAACGATCAAGAGGACAAGTGTTCGAATGCCCTGATCGAGCGATCCCTGCACCCATAGACCCCCGGGCGAGTCCTACGTCCGGGGCAGCTGAACGCGTCGAGGCGACCCTCAGCCACCCCTCCGCCTCGACGTGGCGCCCCCGGCCGTCCGAACCGGCCGGGGGCGTCTTCACGCCCGCCCCTCCCCTGACCAGCACAGACGCCATGATCATTTAGGGGAAATTTAGGAGGAGGCTCCCCCGAGTGAGACAACAGACAGACTCAGCTGTCATACAGAGAGGCTACATAACGAACTGCGGCCCGGGTCGGGATCATGCCCCTGACCTGGGCCGCAGCGCGCATTCCAGCTGTTCAGCGTCGTGCCCCAGACAGGAATCGAACCTGCGACACCGGCTTTAGGAGGACCGGGCTACCTGTCACCGTCCA